GGTGTGAGGAAGCCCTAAGATATGGAATCTCATATACTTGTCATTAATTCTTTAAGTTGTTTAATTTTTTCTTCTAACATTTGAATATGTTTAATATAAGAAGAGTCTACTTCGTAGGTTGTCCAGCCCGTCCTACACCCTAACTTGGTGCAGTCGCGCCTTCTCATTATTCTATCTCCTTGTTCCCTAGAATCATAGACACTAGAGTTTGATCCACACTTAGGGCATCGCTTCATTTAGTTGATTTGCTTCCCTTACACTTCCACTTCTTACGGGACAGGTTATTCGGGCTATTTGGGTCTGACTTCCAATCTCCTTTTATTTTAGCTGAACGAGCGCAGTAAGCGTCTCCCTTAGCTGTGCCGGGTCGGATGCGATCTCCACCATCCTTAGCCTTCCCAGCTTGCCCAAACTTGACAGTCTTTGTCCTGCCAGTAGCTGGGTTCTTTACTACTTTAGCAAATCTTTTTTCCATATATTATAAGTTTTGTGTAAACTCACTAAACTTGTTATAACTACTTTTTCTTTGATTTTCCAGCTACGCTTAATGCAATTGCCACGGCTTGTTTACGGCTCTTGGCAAGTGGTGCTTTCTTCGGGCCTTTAGGGTTGATACCAGCGTGGAGTGTCCCACGTTTGTACTCACCCATAACTTTAGCTACTTTAGTTTTTGGTTTCATAGTCCGTCTACTCCTTCTCTTAATAGTTTAAAGAACGTGGAGGCAGAGATGGTAACCTTCCAGTCTTTGTTGTTTTTCTTGTGAGCGACAGCCCACGCAATGCCATTAGCATCACGCTCTGCTTGTTCGCAAGCCTTATCTAAATTTAAATTCTGAACACACTTAACTTCAAAGTGGAGTACGCCTTTCATTTCTTCGCATACTACGTCTGGGGAGTCTTGTCCTCCTGCGTGTTGTTGTCCACGTTTAGCGGTGTAACCTTCGGCGCGGAGTTGATCACGCCACATTCTTTCTCCTCTGGCTCCTTTAGCTCTTGAGTTGATCATATTGTATCCTTTTTGATTAAGTCTAAAATTATTTTTAAGCGTTTCACTTCCTCCCGCGCCTCGTCGCGCTCGCGTTCTAATTGTTGCGCCCACTCGGTAGGAACAACATGGTTGCCTCTGGCGAGATCATCTGTCTCTGATGTGTCACTCATGGAAGCAAACTATCAATATCTTGTAACTCTGTCAATACATTTATCTGAATAAAGTATTCGTTGTAGATTTTCATTCCTTCGTTCCAGTAATTCTCCGCTATGCAATATCTCTCTTTATCTTGTGACTCCCATATATGGAGGGCAGCATCCATGAATCTGGATGCCTTCTCGTATGCTTTATCTGTTGACATTAGAATACCTCCTCGATGCGTGAAGTCTCCCCGTGCATGATAATATCTATTCTGTAATCCTTAGGGCCGCGCCTGTTCTTTTTGACGGTCACTTGGCTCTTAGTTTTCAGATGCTCAACGTAAATAATCTGATTACTATGCATCCCAATCGCCCGGCTCTCTCGTAACCTTCCTTCATCATTTAACTGGGAGGCTGTGAGCAGTACGAGTTTGTTAACAGATGCTGATACCTTTAACCTTCTTGTAATCTCAGAGATAGCATTCTCTCTGTTATCTACACCCTCAATGGATACGATCTGGAGATAGTCTACGATCACCACATCTGCGCGGTTTTCTCCCACATATCTGTTAATGTTGGCCTCAATATCGTTGATGTCGCTGATTGCATCTATGATTTGAAGTGGCATACCATGCAATTTGGTGAGTGCATTGGTGATTGCGTCCAGTTCTACCTTGTTTGCGTTGAGATATTCTGCTCTTTCGCGGATCGGATAGCCAGCCATGTTGCAAGCCATGCGAGTTAGGATGTCTTTGGCGTTCATTTCCAGTGAAAAGAAGATAACTGACTTGTTGTTGAGTAGATTTGCTACTGCTGCTTGGACTAGGAAGATGGATTTTCCTCCACCAGTCTCCGAAGCTACCGTCAAAAGCTCTCCATGATGCAGTCCGCCCCTCAATGTTCTGTCTAATCGGATCATTCCTGTAGTGAAACACTCTTCTTTCGACTTGCCTTCCATCTCGTCGATGATTTCCAAGATAATATCTTTGACTGGCTTCACTTTGACACTCCGATCCTCCGAGCATCTCATTATCGTTTCCGATAATTTCTTCAAATCGGACTTTCCTACTCGGATATTCGGTTCTTCTTCCTCGATAACCTTGATCACATCGCGGTATCCTTTGTTTCTGACTAGCTGCTTGCGGTAATCGTCCGCCATATCCTGACAAACCTTCCCAGAAGCGATCTTCATGGTAGAAAGAATCTCATGGACTTCATTCTCTCCTCCCGCCGCTTCGATCTCGCCTGTTGCTTCTAACTCAGCAATGGCAGAAAACGGGCAACAAGCCCCTGTTCGCTGGTGAACCCCTTGGAGGGCGGTAAAAACCTTCCTGTGGGGCGGCAGAGCGAAATAATCCACATCCCACGTTTGTTGTGCGAGGATGTTTCTGTCTATTGCAATTAAAGCTAACGCTGCTGCCTCGCTTTTGGTTGCCATTGGTACTGTTTTCATTTGTGGTATTTTTTTCATTAGAAGGATTGTCTGTAAGGATTTTGATCAACTACATTCTTGGAGCGGATGACCCAAGCACTCAGGAACGCACGGGAGTACTTACGTTCTGGGTGACTGAGTAGCCAACTCTGTGCGTGTTTCGCTTCACGCTCCACGTCTTTGTCTGGGTTTAGTTTTTGAAGTTCTGCTAGGAACTCAGCGTCTACTGGTTTTTGTACTCTAGGCTTCCTACCCTTGGGTGGGTTAGCGGCGGTAACTTGCTGATTAAATAATTCAGAGGTCTGGAATCCATTTGAAGTTTTATCATTTGTGGAAGATGAGGCCATTGCCGAATTTTCCTCTTCCCCTTGAAAAGGGGTTAGGGGTTTTACTTCTTTGTTTTTAATCTTTGTTTTAATCTCTGTTATTGCTTCCGCATCTTGCGGCATTGATACCGCACCTTGCGGAATGAACACCGCTTCTTGCGGGATGGTTGCCAATTGAAAATCTGTCATTTCATACCCTCGATCTTTCAACAATCTACGCAAAAAAACGAGGTCGATTCGATACTGAAGAGTCCTATCATATCTCACCCTTGGGTTGCTTCTGGTCATAAAAACACCCTTTGTGACAAGCGTAGAAAACGCACGTTGGATTGCATCTTCACTAAAAGCACACATCAAATCTTCACGCATTTCACGGGCAGATTTATAAATCCAACCATAGTTGTATTCATGTTGTGGGAGGTCAGATTCAGCCAAACGCTTGTTCTCTTCAAAAATCCAGTTGTTGACCGTATCAAGTGTTTTTGTCCAATACAGCATTTGTCCTAGAACCAATGCCTGAGTTACATCTTGAGTTAACATCATTATGTCCTCTCTCAAGACTGCCTTCTTCATTCTGACGAATAGGCGTTGAGGTTGTTTTACAGGTATCATTTAAAAAAGGCCACCCTCTCCATAGCAGCAAAAGTCCGGCGAAATGACGGGTGAAGAATACCTACTAAGGAGCGGGTGATATATGGGTTTCAATTTATTACTTTTGATTTTCGTCTGTTCTTCACGCAGACGGCACGATTGCTCGTACAAGACAGACACTACTACATCTAGTGATAGTGTCAAATCTTTTTTACAATATTTTTATCGGTAACGATAATGACTAGATGTCAACGGACTTAATCTCACCCCTTGACCATTCAAACATCTTGTCGTTGATGGTGGCCCAGAGCGTATCTGCGTCATCTTCATTCTCACATTTGTAGATGTGACGCTGTTCACCGATAGCATCATCCTTGATGAAGAAGTGGGATTTGTAAATTGTCAAACCAGTAGCAGAGGTGGTTGCAAGGATAGCAGTATTGTTGGGTTTGAGTGCCATATTACAGATGCCTTCTTCGGATTCATATTCTGCAAGTAGACTGGTATTAAGGGCAGCAGCAAGAGACATATTTGTAATTAGAACTGTTTGTCTAACTGCGGCAAGCATACGCTCCGCTTCTTTATCTATAACTTTATCATCATTGGTGTTATCCATATACAAATAGACTATCAAAAAAGTGTTGACTTGTCAATAGGATTGGTTTACTTTTAATTGAAATGAAGCATCCACTATACGAAGCCTATGAATCTTGCATGACTGCATACGAGCAGTCGCGCTACATTCGTTCTATTGGACGCAAGACCTTTGCTAATCAGCTTCGGGAAACTCGCAAGAAGCTGGGGATGACAGTCAGGGAACTAGGTGACAAGATCGGCGTAACTGGATCGTTAATCAACCAGATTGAAGTGAACTCCAAGAGCATTCTGAAGAAAGAACAAGTAGATAAAGTGATCGAACTATGCACACCTTCCTCGAAATCGAAAACGGCAAGTACTACGTCCGAGTCAGTCCCTACTCAGCCAGCAACCCCAGCCCCATGCACGAACGAGGAAAGCCTTTCCCAGACAGCCTCAAGCCAGAGTACGACTCACTGGAGTTGGCCACCATCGGACTTCAAGAGCTAACAAACTACTATCAATGCTCAGTAGAAAAAAAGGGTTCAAAAAAACGGGGTCAAGATTAAAGCCTGTTTCAGATAAGCGTAAGGTTCTTAACAAAGAATACTCTGAAGCGAGAAAGGAATACTTTACTACTCACCCAAACTGCGAGGTATGCGGGGCTGGAGCTACAGATATTCACCACAAAGCTAAGAGAGGAAAGAACCTTTCCAACCTAGAAATGTTTATGGCAACCTGTAGAATTTGTCACACAAAAATACATGACAACCCATTATGGGCAAGAGAATTAGGATATTTAATATATGAGTTCAAATAATACATTCGTTTCAATGATCATCTGCGAGGGATACCACGAAGATGAGAATACAACTAAGATTCTTTTCCAACAGCAATTCAATCAATGCTGGGTAAAGAAAGCTGACATCAAGACAATGGAAACACTCGGCTTCCACGAAGGACGTAAGTTCATTCGTATTGTTATCCCAGAGGAAGTAGCGAACACGCTAGAGCTTCAAGGTATTCTGGATTAATCCTCTCCCCAGTCATCGGTAGAGTAGTCATCATCCATAATGGATTCAGTTGGCTTTTCGTCTCTGGCCCAGAATCTATTTGTCGGAACAGCTTTATCGGTTCCGATAAACACTAATCCACTTCTTCTAGCCATTTCTAATGCATATATTAGACTATCACTTAAATCAGGAGAATAACCAGTTCTTCCCTTAAGATCATCTTTTGTTTCAATTGAAATCTTTTTATTTTTAATTGTGTATCTACGAAGACAAAGTTCTCTTGCTAATTCAGAAGATGGATCAACACCAAAAAGAGTACGGCTCTTGAATGCATGATAACAAGAGTAATAATACTCTGATACCAATCTATCATAAACATCCTTACACGGGCGTTTATCAACCTCTGCTGCCATACGCTCAGTAGGTTTACCCATAGAAGAAATAAGCGCGATAGAATGACCACTAGAATCATGCTTCAACCACTCGCGGATGATAGCTTGAGCGACTCGACCGCCATCACCAGACACGTCCATACCAAATTTAGTAGGCTGAACTCCAGAAGCCCGGCAAAGCTCGACTACTTCCTTAGCTAGACCGACTTCAAACTCAGCAGCTTCACGGGCAGATAGCTGAATAACCTTCTGTTTCTCCAACCACATAACACGATTGCGAGTCCCGCGAATGTAACCCAGTTTAGCTATAGTAAGCACACACCTATCTCCACCAACTGTAAAAGCAGTATCGAAGCCAGCAATCTTGTGAAAACCTTCTGAATCCCAAAGCGGTTCTTCGTTTGTATCAGCGTTACGAATGAGATCAGCGGTTAGAATGGTCTGCGCGAACCCAGATTTAGGCCACCAGCCAATAGCGTTACGAACATAGTCAATCGCATTCTCGTCTCCGTAGCACTGCTTGAGCATGACTTGTTGTTTCTTTCGATCCATCAAGAACGGAAATGGGGATGGTTCATGCTCTGGAGCGGCGAAGTTAGGCGACCTCATGCCATTGTAGAACAGGCAAACTCCAGTCTCCGTATCCCACTTATCCATCTCTGGACTGACAGTATCGAAGTTACTTTGGCCTTTAGGCATAGCCCATCGGGTGTGAGGATTGTCACCAGCAGACGGGTTTCCAATACCGATAAAGACTACATCATTGTTAGCTGACAAGTTAACGCGGGCAGTAATCGCGCCCAGTTCCATTTCGGGCAACTCATCAAGGGCTAGTCTAATCCGATCATTCTTACGTCCACGGGTAGTATCAATAGCCTTCTGACCTTCATTGCCTGACTGGAAAGCGAGAGCTTTGATGGCATTGCGATAGTCCTTATCCTCATCATTCGATCCACCACCCCAAACGATCATGTGGCGATAGTCGATTAACTTCCCGAACTGGACAGCAGCAGACTTCCACAACTTAGAAATGATACCCCAGATACGATCTTCGGACGCACCAAGAGTAGTTGTAGCAACCCAAGATGAAGTACAATGAGGAGCAGAACACCAGTCAAGGTAGACCCAAAGCCCAACTGGAAACGACTTTCCCATCGAGGCCGCGCCAGCCAAACAGATGTCATCATTGTTGCAGAGTTCTTCCAGAGTTCTCAACAATTGATTATTGGTATAACCTCGATTGACAATAGAAACTTCAGTAGGCCATTGGAGTTTTACTGCCTTCAAGAAGTGTTCATAAGGGGTGAGCAATTTAAAATCTGAAAGATTTATATTGTGCTTATTGCAGTAATCTTTTCCGTATTCACCCTTACTAATAGCGTAGCAGTATAGCTCTACACCAAGCTCGTCCATGTTCTCAGGGAATTTGATACCGTACTTTTGAATGCCTGTGTTTCCAGAAAAAATTCTTGACATATCAACAATAAAATATATTTTCAGATGAAAGGCAAGATGAAACTCAAAAATAGAAACCTAGCTCCAGTTGGTTCATGGTACTACAAATACGAGATCAAGCGTGATAAACTCACCTTCCCAGCGGTTGTATACGGAAGCACATGGAGCAACTTGATTTCAAATATCCAAAAAGATTGCCGATCAAATGGGATTGAAGTTCCAGAAAACCTTGAGCAACTTGTCGAAGATCAAATCTGCCAACGCCAACCAAGTGATCGTTGCTGGTACGCTGATGGGATTGGAGATAGGATCGCGCAAGCAATTCACACTGTAGCGGCGGTTACAGACAAGGTTCTTGGAACTAAACTAGAACACAAGGCAAGGGGATGCAGTTCATGTAATAGAAGAAGAAATGCCTTGAATTCATTAGCGTAACCGATAAATTGAAATCTTAATATTATGCTCTCAATAGGAAACGACTCATTCTCTTTAGCAACACTAGACGAAAACGGCAATCCTCCAAATACGAGGATTAGCAATGCAAGTCATTGCTGGAACATAGCAAATAATCTAAGGCTGGCTAATGTAGGCAGGGAAAACAAACGCATTCGTATCTACAAAGCGTATAAAATGTTCCCCCCGACAGGGTACAGCAAGATTGCTGAAAAGAAACTGCCTTGGCAATCGGACGTGAACTACGGACAACTTGGATTTATCGTAGATAACCAGAAGTCCAGTTACTATGATGTGATTACGGAGCGTCAGGCTTGTTGCACGATCAAAAGCAAATTCGGCAACGAAAAAGAACGCTTAGTAAACTCTGAAAACATCTCAACGGCATTTGACCAAGCCATCCGCGAATGGCCCGGCTACCTTTACAATACAGAACAAGACTTAGAAGAAATGCTCTTGTACGGAAAAGGTATCGGAATGTGGGATAGCCCTATGGGATGGATGCCCGAACACGTTTTCCTATCTGATCTTCTTTTCCCAGATGATATTCGTATCGACTTCTGCAACCTTGAAGAGTTTGTGCGCCGTGTCCGCCTGACTCCTTACGAGTTGTACAAGAAGATCGAGAACCGCGCTGCTGCTGAAGCAATGGGCTGGAATGTAGATGCGGCTATTGACGCTATCCGATTCCACCGCGCCTTCACCAACCACCGCAAGACCCGCGAAGACTTCTTCCGCACGATCAGTGAGGCTGGATTCAACTGGAGTCTTTCTGTAAACCAAAAGATTGATCTGTATGAAGTCTACTGGAGAGAGTTCGATGGAACCATTTCTAAAGCAATCATCCTACAGGATTACCAACCTATCGCTCAATACATCAACTCCAATGTCAAGGGGTCTGGTAAACTGAGCGAAGACGATGTTCGTAGTGAGCATGGATTTATGATGCTTAAAGTAGGAGCATATAACTCATGGGATGAGATTCTTTATATGCTCACTGACTCTGTTGGTTCTGGTCTATTCCAAGACATTAAGAGCCAAGCGGAATCGGCGTTCGTTGCTTGCCGTCAGTATGACTTCACGATGAACGGACTGGTTGATGCCGTTCGACTCAACTCCATGCTGATGATCGAGGGACAAGGGCCAGACTCGACCAAGATGCTGAAACAAATGGAGTGGCTACCAATCTCTGTTATGCCAGATGGAGCTAAGTTCATCCAGAACCGCTTCCAACTCCCAGTAGCAGAGAGCATGGGATTCATGCAGTTCTTCATGGGAGATATGTACAGGGGCATGGGTCAGTATCGCATCAATGCACCTACTTCTGGTGGTAAACAACGCACCAAAGGAGAAGCAGAACTGGATGCCGCTGAGTCAGCAAAACTATCTGGAACCCAGATTCGTCGATTCAACGAGTGCCAAACATTGTACTTCAAACAACTATACAAGAGGTTTGTAAGCTCTAAGTCCAGCGACGATGGGTATGAATACGTTAAGAAGTTCTATGAAATCCTAGAAGAAATGGGAACACCCAAGGAAGCCGCCACTTGGAAGAACATCACTAGCATTCGTTCTAACCTTATCAACGGAGCGGGTAGTCCTAGCTTTAAGCTGATTACGGCTGAGAAGCTATTGCAGATCACGGCTATTACTCCAGCCAACGAAGGTCAAGAGAACGCTGTTAAGGACGCTATTGCCGCACTATCTGGACGTGATAACGTAGCTAGGTATCGTAATACTAAGCCAACTAAGATTGATGACACGATGCGTATCATTGGGTTTGAGAACGCTGGAATGACGGATGTATTCGTTAACCCAGCTAACTTCCCAGTACTACCAACTGATCCACACATCGAACACGTCAGTGGTCACTTGCAGGATATGATGATGCAGATTCAAACGAGTATGCAGATGATCCAAGGTGGTCAACCAGACGTTAACGAACTAGCTAAGACTGTACGTTCCGTCCAATTCAAAGGTGGTCACATCATGGCGCACGTTGGATTCATTCAGAAAGACCCATCCAAACAAGACTTCCTCAAGCAATTCATGCAAGGGATGCAACAGGCTCAAGGTGCAGCAGACGAAATCGCTGGTGTGTACCAAGAGATGGCACAAGCCCAGCAAGGCAAACAATCTTCGGAAGAAGAACTCAAGCTCCAGTACCTCGCTGCCAAATCGGGCATCGAGATCGACACCAAGAAGAAGCTCGCAGACATCTCCGTTGGCAAGGCTGCTATCAGTCACGCTCAACGCACAGAACAACGCAAGGAACAAGGTATCACTCAGCTTGCTCTACAGAAAGCCAAAGCTCGCCAAGAAATCCAGAAAGAAAAGGCAAAGATGGCAACTATGCAGGGCGAAGAAACTGAAGTAGAAGAAGTTGAAGAAGTAGAAGAAGTTGAGATTGAAACTCCAGAACAAACGAATATTACGCCAATGCCTCCACAATGAGTACAACAGACAAAATCAAAAGCATCTGCGCTGCTATAGCTTCTCACGAAGACTGGTATGCTTTGCAAACTTACCTACTAATGACGGCAACGCCATCAGAAGGAATCACAACTCTACGAGATGTAATCAACCGAATCAATTCAATCGGAGAAGATACAGCAGTAGAGTTTAAGAAAAACAAACCAAGCAACAAGAAGGAAGCACCTAAAATGTTTCATTCTGACCCAGACCTAGACGAAGAAAACTAAAATATGAGCGAAAGCGATACAGACAACATCATCCAAGACCTTAAAAGCAAACCACAAATTGCTATCAAAGGAAATACATCTGACTTCCTAAAGAAGTTCAGCAAACAACAAGCCGACGAAGGCAAGCCAAGTTCAACGAACGTAGGTGATCCAATGCTCGGAATGAAACAAGAAGAATCAGAACCATCTGATTACGAAGCTGAACAAGAGTCATATAGTGTCAATAAGGAAGACATTACATCTGACCGCAAAGGTAAAAAGAAAGGATTTGTTGAACGACAAATCGAAGAGAATCGTAAACTAAAAGAAGAGTTAGAGAAATATCGTAAAGAGGAAATCCCCAAATTTGAAACCAAAATCCAAGAACTTGAAAGACTCGCATCTGAAAGTAAAACAACAACAGAAACGAATCATTACCAACAACAACTTAAGAAAGCCAGTGAAGAGAAAGAAGAACTCGAAAGGCAGTTGTCAGAACAAGTCAACGACTTGCGTGGAAAACTGGACTTTCACGACATCACCAGCAATCCAGAGTTCAAAAAGAACTACGTTGAACCCATCAAGCAAACTTATGACTCTGCTAAAAAGTTGCTTAACAATGATCCAACGCTTCTTTCTGTGTACGCCAGAGCTACAGCAGCAAATGCCGCCATGTACAATGCGACATCCGAAGAAGACCTCAGGGCAGCAGAAGCCACAAGGGACGAAGCGTTCGACGAAATCACGAACTCGCTATCGCAATTCAAGCAGTACCAATTCGCGGAGCAAGTCAACAGCTTCATTAAAGCAACCCAAACCCACCACAACGCCTTGCTTAACTTTGAACAAACAAAGCAAAACATCATTCAAACAACAAAGCAACGTGAACAAGATGGACGCAACAAGTTCCTTAATGAGTGGAAAAGCAGTTACAAAACAACTCAAGAAGAAATAGACAGTCAGACATCTATTCCAGATCATATCTCGGAATACATGAAGGAGAAGGGAATCAAATACGACATCAGCCGGGATGAAGCCATTGCGCTTTCTGCTACACAGCAGTCTACCGAAGAAGCCTCCGTTGAGGAGATGAATCGTTTGATTCACCAAGGACGATCATACAAGAAGCTACAAGCACAACTTAAAGCCTATCAAAGTATGGTTAAAGAGAAAGATGATTACATTGAAAAACTAAAAGGTTCTTCACGAATCACCGCATCACCCAAGTCAAATTCTCCATCACAACTGATGAGTCTGTCGGAGGGACTGGCAGCGAAACTTGCACGTTTCGGCCCACGAACTGCATAAGCCCAAAACCAGTTGAAATATGGAAAGGTGAAAGACGTAAAAAATCTTTCACCTTTTTTGTTTTATCGCTTGACAACATAAATAATGTTCTTATGTTCTTATCAAACGGGATATCCGAGATTATCGTTTACGATAATATTAGGGATTCAGTCTCACCCGGACTGGCGAGTAACATCACTCGCATGAAAAGATGTTTCCGGACTGGTCTTGAAAAAGACACCGAGGGTTGAATTCCGGCTCGAAACCAACAAGCATTCGCTTGGGGCTTTCAAGCCTTTTGCGTTTGTTAAATAAAACTAAAACTAAAACCAAAAATCAAACAAACTAATTATTATGGCATCAGATCAGCTATATTTCAACAGTTGTGCAGAGATTGATTCTTTCTTTCGTGAGGGCCGCGAATATTTCAACGACCTCTATGTAAAGAAACTTGTCACTAACAGCGCATACTTCACACGTTTCGAGGAGCAAGCATGGCCTCTTAACCACACAACTGAACAGAAAGCGTTCCGCTTCGGACGTGGATTCCACGATCCTTGTACGCCTTTCCGTCAGATCACCGACACCTACTGCGAGACTGATTCTTGCGATAGCAAACCCGAAGTGATTCAACGCCCCGGCACTGAGTCCTATACTTTCGAGTTGCTCCGTAAGGAAATGACTACTGACTGGATTTGCGTTGAGAGCTTGCTCTATCGTTTGTTCCCAGCAGAAGAAATCCTCCAGTTTGAAGAGTCGAATGCCCGTATCACTAAGAACGTGCATGAAGAGTTTCTTCGCTCCAACTACATTGGCCAATCTGGTCACAAGTGGATGGGTATCACTACGGATGACGGAACCTATTGCGGCCTCGTCGATGACGGCGCATGGTTCGTTCCAGAGCATACGCTCAACAACGAAGCTGGTTATGACCTCTGCGCTATCCGCGTTAAGATCGCTCCTGCTGACCTTGGCAAAATTGCTTATCTCTCGCTTGATATGCTCGACGATGCACTCGTTGATCTCCAAGACGAAGATGACGCTTTCCGCCTTGATCTCCAAGACGCAACTGGTCAACCTTTGCTCGACATCGTTATCCCTGACCCACAAGTTGGACGTGCGCTTTATTTCCAAGCGAAACGCAACAACGGTTACTGGGATGCAAACACTGATTTCGATGAGCGTCTTACCCGCTTGAAACTCGGAATCAATCGTATCATCGGCGATTACGCCTTCGGTTACGACATTAACTCCGCTCGTTTCAACGCTGATTCGGCATTCAACGCAACACTTCCAGCCTATAACGAAGCTGACCCTGCAACATGGGCGCGTCTCGTTCGTGTACCTCGTTACATCAAGACTGTGCTTGAACAAGGATGTGCTTACATCCCTAACCGCGCTTACCGCACTGCCGATTTCGGCATCTCGGTTGCTATGGTTAACAAAGCAATGTGCAAGTGGACAATGCCTTCCTCGACTGGATACGGCCAAGCCCAACAAATGACCCAGAACTACGCTGGCGATTGGGAATGGAAGAACCCAGATTGGGAGTGCAACCGCTGGCGTAAATCGGGCTTCTATCAAGCCCAGTTCCGTCTTGCCGCACAGGTTAAAGACCCAACCATCATGCACACCTTCTTGCATCGTATGCCACAGAGCAAAAACCTCTATGGTTCCTGCTGCGAAGTGCAGACCTATATCGTACCTGAGAACAATCAGGACTGCTATAGCTGCGCTGGCGTAGGTGACATTGTTGTGCCTTCCTAA